GGTCAAGCAAATCGACCGGCAGGTGTTGTTCGATATGTTCCCCGACGACTACGGGAAGATTGCCAACGCGAAGCCGAGCAGGACCGAGGAAAACGGCCGCAGCATCATCGCGGACATGCTGACGGTGCGCGAGTCGTGGCACCTGCCGAGCGGCCCCGGCGCAGACGACGGCAAGCACGTCATCACCATTGACGGCGCGGTGCTTGGCGAGGTTGAGCCGTGGACGCACCAGTGGTTCCCGTTTGCCCGCTGTCAGTGGTCACCGCGACTGTACGGGTATTGGGGCCAGGGCCTTGCCGAGCAGTTGCAGAACATTCAGCTTGAAATCAACAAGCTGCTCTGGGTAATTCAGCGTTCGTTCCACCTTGCCGGCTCGTTCAAGGTGTTCATCGAGAACGGGAGCAAGGTCGTTAAGGAGCACCTCAACAACGACGTTGGCAGCATCATCAACTACACCGGCACAATGCCGCAGTACGTCGTGCCGCAGATTGTGTCGCCAGAGATTTTTGCCCACCTTCAGAACCTTATCAACAAGGGGTATGAGCAGGCCGGCATCTCTCAGCTTGCGGCGTCGAGCCTCAAGCCGGAAGGCTTGAACAGCGGTCGCGCTATCCGCGAGTTCAACGACATTCAAACCGACCGTCTGCATACGCCGGCCAAGAGCTACGAGCAGATGTTCATGGACATTGGCCGGCTGTCGATTGAGGTCGTGAAGCAAATTGCCGCCGAGAACGACAACAAGACCGGCTACGAGGTTCGCGTCCCGGGCCGCAAGAGCGTGGCTCGCGTTGATTGGAAGGACATCAACCTTGTCGACGACGACGTGGTGATGCAGTGCTACCCCGTTTCGTCGTTGCCGCAGGATCCGGCGGGTCGCCTCCAGACGGTGCAGGAATACTTGCAGGCCGGATTCCTATCGCCGCGCCAGGGTCGTCGCTTGCTGGACTTCCCCGACCTTGAGCAGGTCGAGTCCTTGGCGAACGCCGAAGAGGACTACCTTTGCAGCGTGTTCGACAAGATTGTTGACGACGGTGACTACACGTCGCCGGACCCGCTTGACGACTTGAATCTGGCGAAGCAGTTGTGCCTTGAGTATTACGCGCAGGGCAAGAACAACAATCTGCGCGAGGACCGGCTCGATATGCTGCGAACCTACTTGCAGCAAATCAAAGAGATTGAGGAAGAGGTTGCGCGTCGGATGGCGCCGCCGATGCCTATGCCTGGAATGACCGGCGAGCCGCTAGCGCCGCCGATGCCCATGAGTCCCAGTGACCTCGTACCGAATGTCCCGGTACAGTAACCAAGGAGCAAGTGAATGAGCGTTGAAGTGATGCCGACAAACATGATGACAGGCACTATCGGTGGCCCCGTGCCAGAGCAGCCGACGCCGCAGCAGGTGCTTGCTGGTGCAACGCCGGATGCTGCGCCGACGCCAGAGCCGGTTGCTACGCCAGAGCCGCCCGCTGCACGGGAGCGCACGTCAGATAAGTTTGCGGCATTGGCGCGAAAAGAGGCTGAGGTCTTCCGCAAGGCCCAGGCTGTTCGCGCGCAGCAGGCGGAGCTTGCGCGGCAGGCCGAGGAGATTCGCGCATTCCAAGAGGCCAAGAAGCAGGCCGTTTTGAATCCGCTTGAGGCGTTAAAGCAGCTTGGTCTGACTTACGACCAGATTACTGAATACATCGTCAACGACAACAGGCCGACGCCGTCTGCTGAGGTAATGACGCTCAAGCAGGAGCTTGAGGAGTTCAAGCGGCAGCAGCGCGAGGAGCAGGATAAAATCCAGCGTTCTCAGCGTGAGCGCGTCGAGGCCGAGCAGAAGCAGATTATCGAGGACTTCCACGAAGAAGTCTCGACGTACATTAAAGACCATGCTGATACTTATGAGTTGACATCGCTTTACGACGGTGCCAACCTCGTTGTTGGGGTAATCGAAGAGCACTTTAAACAGACCGGCAAGCTGATGAGCACTTCTGAGGCTGCCAAACTGGTTGAAGAGCACTACGAAGACCTCGCCCGCAAGACCCTAGCGACCAAGAAGTTTGCAGCGACGCAACAGAAGGCGACCCCGCCGCAGGCTCAGACGGCAGCGCCGGTTCCGAGAATGGGACCGACCCTGTCAAATGACCTGGGTGCGACAGGCGCCGCAGCACCGAAGCAAGCGCGTACAGACGCGGATCGGATTGCGGCAGCTCTAGCCCGGCTTGAGGGACGGTAACGCCAGCGGACGCGCAGTTACGGTCGGATTCTCGTTACCCAAACAACCCTCGCTGGTAGCGCATGATGCGCTCGACGCGATTTTGCAGACGCGCATGGAGCGTTGTCTGCGGCAGGAAATCCCATGTCTTGGCCCACTACTGGTGCAGTACCCCCTTCGCCCTCGCTCAACTCTACGGGCGGCCCTTCGTTCTCGTTCGACCTTGGCGCTGCTAACGCGGCCCTCAAGGAGCTTTATGACGACCAGCGCATTCTGAACCTGGTCTACAAGAACAACCCGTTCTTGGCGATGGTTCCGAAGATGGAGGAGTTCGGCGGGAAGTACATGCCGATTCCGCTCATCGTCAACACCTCGCAGGGCCGCAGCGCGACCTTCTCGACCGCGCAGGCGAACCAGACTGCCGCGACCATCGAGTCGTTTGCTCTGACCCGCAAGAGCAACTACAGCATCGCGCAGATTGATAACCAGACGATGCTGGCGTCGAAGACCGACAAGATGGCGTTCATCAACGGCGCCACCACGGTCATCGACAACGCCATCAAGGCCATCACCAACAACCTTGCGACGCAGCTCTTCCGCGACGGCACGGGTTCGATTGGCGTTATCGGAAACATCACGGGTCTGACGCCGGGCGTTGTGACTCTGAGCAATGCGTCTGACGTGGTGGCCTTTGAGGTCAACATGACCCTGCGGGCGGTTTCGCCTGCCGGCGTTGACCGTGGCACCAGCGGCTGGGTGATTGCCGTCAACCGCTCGACCGGCGTCGTGACCGTGTCGGGTTCCAACATGGGCGCCGCCGCCAGCAACCCGGCTGGGTGGCAGATTGGCGACTCGCTCGTTGTCCAGGGCGACCAGAACCTTGCCCTCAGCGGTCTGGCCGCGTGGCTGCCGCAGGTTGCGCCGACGACCGGCGACAACTTCTTCGGCGTTGACCGCTCGGTTGACCCGACCCGTCTTGCCGGCGTGCGTTACGACGGCTCGTCGCAGACCATCGAGGAGGCGCTGATCGACGGTTCGCTCCTCGTGGCTCGCGAAGGCGGCAACCCCGACGTGGCGATGCTGAACTTCGCCTCCTACGCCGCGCTTGAGAAGTCGCTCGGCAGCAAGGCGCAGTACATCGGCTTCAAGGGTCCGGCGGAGATTATGTTCCCCGGTATCCTCATCAACGGCGCGGCCGGCCAGATCAAGGTGTTCCCGGACCGTTCGGCGACCGCCAAGACCGCGTACCTCCTCCAGATGGACACCTGGAAGATGTACTCGCTTGGTCCGGCGCCGCACATCGCCAAGTACGCGGACGGGCTTGAGATGCTCCGCGTCTACAACAGCGATGCCGCCGAGCTGCGTGTTGTCAGCTACGCCAACCTGGGCTGCAACGCTCCGGGCTTCAACGGCGTCATCAAGCTTGGCGCGTAACCCTGTCTGAGCATGGGGCGGCTCTGGCATGAGCCAGGGTCGCCCTTTGTTCAAGGAGAAAAACAATGGCGAACCGATTTTTTAACCAGTTCCAGGGAACGCTTCAGAAGGGCGTTGTGACCCTGTACGCCAAGGTCACGTTCGATGCCGGCGGCGTGCCGACACTGGTCACCAGTGAGGTCATTAACGCGCTGACCTCGCCGGTCACCATCAACCCGTCGAACGGGTTTGCGAGCGTCACGAAGACGGGAACGGGCGCATACACGTTCCTGTTGCAGGACCCGTACGTCCGCATGCTTGATTTTTCGGGCATTAAGACTGATGGGAACCCGCCTGCTGTCATCCCGGTTGTTGCTGGCGACCTTGTCAACGTTTCGGCTGCGCCGGAAATTTTGGTGCAGCTTGGCGAAGCAAGCGGCGCTGGTTTTGCGCCGGCCGACCCGGCCAGCACCACCATGCTGTTCAGCGTCACGCTTGCCAACAGCACCGCGCTGTAGGAGGACGTCATGGTCCACGACGAGAAGGGCGCAATCGCCATCATCCTCGGCAAGATGAAGCCCAAGAAGGATATGGGCGAAGGCAAGCCGGAACACGGCGGCGGCAAGGTCGGTCACGGTCACGCGATGAAGGCGTGCGCCGAGGACTTGATTGAGTCCGTCAAGGCCGGCGACGTTGATGGCGTGGCCTCTGCTCTTATGTCGGCTTTCCACATTGCGGACGCCATGCCGCACATGGAAGGTCCGCATGAGGACATTGGCGAAGAAGAAGAAGAGTACGAGTAGTTTGGTGTAGGATGGGGAGGCTCGGCTTCGGTCGGGCCTCCCTTTCCTCATGGAGGCGCAATGACGTACCCCGTAATGACGCTGCCGGAACTTCGCACGGCAACACGTCAACGCGCCGACATGGTGAACTCGCAGTTCATCACCGACTCGGAATTCAACTCGTACATCAACGCCTCGTATTTTGAGTTGTACGACCTGTTGGTTCAGAAGTACGGCAACGACTACTACATGAAGGAATACTCGTTCTCGTTGCAGGGCAACGTGAGCCGGTATGACCTCCCCCAAGATTTTTTCAAGCTGCTCGGTGTGGACTTGTCCATCGGCGGCGGCCCGGACGGATACGTCTCACTTCGCCCGTTTACGCTGGCAGAGCGCAATCGCTACTCGACCGCAAACGTGCAGACGTGGATTGGCGTCACGAACTTGCGTTACCGGCTCAGTGCCAACAAGCTGTGGTTTACGCCGTCGCCGCAGACCGGGCAGGAAATTCGCATTTGGTATGTCCCGCGACTTGAGGCGCTGATTGACCCGGTGACGGTGACACTGGCGGTTGACCCCGTTGCCGACGACTATCTGTCGATTGACACGACCACGTTTGTCGCCGGGGTGGATTTTACCATCACCGGCAATCCCGTCGCGACCGCCGTCGACTTGGCCGCTGTTATCAACGCAAGCCCCGCAATGGTGGCGCTTGATGTTGTGGCGACCTCAAGCGGCGCGACCGTGACCATTGAAAAGGCGTCAGTCGGCTCGGTTAACTTGACGGTCGGCAACCAGGCGTCTCCTGTTGCAACGCCCGGCGCGACGACTCGGATGCAACTCTCGTCGGCCACTTTGAGCAACGGCACCGAGACCGCCGACGGCGTGTCCGGCTGGCTTGAGTACGTTGTCACCGACGCCGCTATCAAGGCGCTCCAGAAGGAAGAGTCGGACACGACGGTGCTCCAGATTCAGAAGGCTGCGCTCATTAAGCGCATCGAGGCCGCTGCCGAAAACCGCGACGCCGGTTCGCCCGCTACGGTGGCCGACGTTCAGTGGACCAATGGCACCTGGCCGTTCGGCAGCGGCTTTGGCGGCGGCGGCGGCATTCCTTAGCGCGAGGTTGATATGACGACTGCAAACATGAACCTTACGCTTCCGACGCCGACCATCACGACAGGTCCGTTGTGGGCAAGCGAGCTGAACAGCAACCTCTCGCTTATCGACACCCACGACCACACCACCGGCAAGGGCATGCTGGTGCCGGTTGCCGGGTTGGATATTAACGACAATCTGCCGATGGGCAGCGTCTACGGCATTGAGCAGGCGAGGTACGTTAGGCTTGCGCCCGTTGGCGGCGCAGTGCCGGACACGTCTCTTTTCAGGCTATCCATTAACGGAGACCTTTATTACAATAACGACTCTGGTATTCCTGTTCAGATCACAAACGGAAATTCAATTGCAAGTCCAGTAAACGGCGGCTTTTCTGGTTTGTCCGCGCCGGCTGCCGCTATTTACAGTGGCGGAAGCTTTGAGTTTTGGGCCGATCAGCCGGGTGACGTTCCCGGCTCTTTGCTGTGCGGACCAATTGCCACTCGTCGCGCTACTGCTGGTTCTCCAGTGCTTACGTTGACGCCAAGCTCGTTAATGGTGTCGGGTTATACAATCACTTGGCCGACAAGTTTGCCACTGTCGCAAGCTCTTCTCAGTATTAGCCCGAGCGGAGAATTATCATCCGCAATTCCAGATGGCTCTAGCATTGAAATATCTTCTGGCTATTTGCAAATTGCAAACGGCGGCGTAGACACCGCACAGCTTGAGGATGACTCCGTAACAACCATCAAGATTGATGATGGGGCCGTTACGCAAGCAAAACTTGGTGCGCCAGTTTTTGCTCAATCTTCTGTGGATAGCGGTGCGTATTCGGCATCTACGCCAACCACTCCCGCCACGGAAATAACAAGCCTTGAGATTGCCTCTGTCACGCTAGCAGCAAATCGTCCCGTGATGCTTGGGCTACAGGCGTCCGCGCTTTCGCCTGCCAATAACGCATACATTAGAACCCAAACACACCACACAAAACTTTACTTTTTTGTTACCGAGCCTGGCGGCGGTACTTCGTTTGTTATTGGACAGGTTGAGATTGATACTGGAGCATATTTCCCGCCGTCAACGCTTACGGCTTGGTTTGTGCCATCCGTTTCCGGCGCCTGGAAGGTTGAGGTTTTTAGCGTTGGCGTTGGCGGCACCTCTACGCTTTCGGTGAACTACTGCCGCTCTTATGTTTATCAGTTCTAGGGAGCGCCGATGCTTCAGCGTCAAAACATTGTCATGCCTTTCGCGGAAGGCGTAGACACCAAGACTGACGAGAAGCAGGTTGTTGCCGGCAAGCTGCTTGAGCTTGAGAACGGCATCTTTACAACACTAAAGTCAATCCGAAAGCGAGCTGGAAACGTCGCCCTTGGCAACGGCATTGAGAGCGGTGGAGCAATTTCTAGCGGCTCTGGCGTGGCGACGTTTGGCGACGAGTTGCTTGTTGTCGATGGGCAGGAAATTTATAGCTACGTCGATGGCTCTGATGCTTGGACCAGCAAGGGTCCGTTCATCTCTGCCCAGGTCACCAAAGCTTCCGTTGTTCGCGATGGCTACACCCAAACGCACCCAGACGGGGCGGTTGCCGATAACGGCTTGCGGGCGTTTGCGTGGCAGGACTCCTCGGCGGCAAACACCATTCGATACAGCATCATTGACTCGGTTACCGAGCAGACGGTCGTTTCTTCCGCGCTGCTAACCTCGTCTGGCATTAAGCCAAGGGTTTTGTGCAACGGCGGCTCGTTCTTGTTCTATTTTTACGACACTGGCTCACAGACGTTGAAGGTGGCGCAGCTTTCGTCTGGCTCTCCGCTCAACACCCCGACCGCATCATCAATCACGTCCAACTCTGGCAATCAAAACGCAATTGACGCAACGTCGCCCAACTATGACTGCTGCATTGCGAGCGGAACAGGCAGCGGCGATGTGATTGCCGTTGCATTCAACAACGCCAATATCGCAGGAAACGGCGAAACCACGGTTCGTGCTTATCAGGTTTTATCTCCGACTCTGCAAATTGGTCCGCAAGACGTTTTGCCGTACCGAAGCCGCTCGATTTGTGTGTTTCCCTCTTTCGTCGGCGGCCTTTCTCAGTTTGTGGTTGCGTCATCTACCGACAACAACGTCCCGTCCTACACGACGACCATTCAATGGGCCGCGATGTTTGTGTCTGGACCGCCAGCTCCATTGGTGTCGACATACGCAAGCGGATTTTTTGTTTCCTCGTTTAGCTCCCCCGATGAAGTCTACATGCTGACCGGCTGCTCGCCGGATATGACGCAACAAGGATTTGAGCTGTTTTGGGGCAAAGGAACTGGTGACCGCAAAACCAGCCGGGCGGTTCTTGATGCCTCATATACGCCGACGATTGAAGCAAACTGGCGGCTGACAGTCGT